TTAGAAATGTCAATATGAGCAGCAGTGATGAAACGATTAAAAACCGAATATTTGAAGAATATCATTGTTCGGATTGCAAACAAGCCTTTTGGTTATAAATTGAGGGATTAAAATGTTTGTTGATGATGGTGATTTTGGGAAATGCTCAAAATGCGGATACACATTCAATTCGGAATTAATTAACGAATATGATATCAAACACTGCCCCGATTGCGGAAAAAAGCTCTATGGGAAAAAATATTTACAAAATCGAAATAAGCCGAGCGGTTCCGTCATGATGAATGACGGAACGCGAGTGTATTTTGAAATTACAAAATGAGGAATTTAAGGAGTAAGAGAAATGAAAAAAGGAAATACAACAGCCGTAAAATGTGAAAAATGCGGCGAAGTTCGTCAGGTTCGAAATGACAACTTGAAAAACATGAAAACAAATCTCTGTCGGAAATGTTATCGCACAGATTTGAAATCTCATGGTGATTCACATTCTCATCTTCACAACATTTGGAGTGGGATGAAGAATCGTTGTCACAATCCACATAACGCATGGTTTCACCTCTACGGCGGAAGAATGAAACACAACGGAAAGCCAAATATCACAATTCACCATTCTTGGCAAAATTATGCCAATTTTAAAGCATGGTCGATAAACAACGGATACGCACCAAACAAGAAATTAATTCGTGTCGATACTGATGGCGATTATATTCCGAATAATTGTCGGTGGGTTTAACCAAAACCTATATATACTTATAGATACTTTACTATATTGTAGGATTAAATCCTAATTTGGAGTGATAAAATGACATGGGCTAATTCAGATACAAGAGTTGGAAATCAATTTTTCCAAAAAAGAAACAATTGTATTTTTATGATTGTTGAAGCGGGTAAAGAAATCATTTATTTAAAAGACGAAGAAGAATTGGAAGCGGCAATTGAAAAAGCCAGAATAGAAAATAAAGAATTGTTCAAAAAAGAACAAAAAAATACGAAAAGATGTGCAGAAAAGAATTTAACGCTCATTTAGGAGATGGAACAATCTTCTAAATTTTTTAATTTTTTTGGAGTGAAAATATGCAAACCGACCATTTTCAAATGTTTATGAGTCCGGAAATCGACAAACTCGTTACGGCGATGGTCGAATTTCAAAAAGAGAATACCAGAATCTGTTTTACTGCAACTGGATACCATAAAAACAAATACGCAGATTTCGACACAATTATGGATGAAATCAGACCGAAGTTGGCGAAGCATGGAATGATTGCTTCCTTCCCTTCATTTCCGGGATACAAAATTGAACATTACCGTGACGAAAAGAATAAAGAAATTACTCAAATTTTCGTTGATTTCGGATGTCAGATTTCCCACATTTCTGGTCAGTGGATGGGTTCCGCCGGAACTTTACCATTGAACAAAGACAACAACGCACAAGGTTATGGTGCTTCAAAAACTTATTCAAAGCGCTTCCTTATCACCGGACTGCTCGGAATCACTTGCGGCGAACCTGACGATGACGGGGCGTTTGCTTCAAATTTGACACAAACGCCGCCGGAAGCCACGCCGCTTAATTCAGCACCGGACATATCACAACCTCACGCTTCTAAACCTGTTTCCAAAGAAACTTCGGTAACGGCAACCGCACCTGCGACAAAACCGAAAGAAGAAAAGCCGGAAGAAAAACGAACCGTATCTCAAACATCAAAGATGACGGATGCTCAACTGGATGCGGCATCAAAAGAAGTCGATGAATTGATGAAAAATTTACCTTAAATCTCTATGGAGTGATAAAAATATGACAGCAATATCCGGCGAAAGATTCGTTCATCTTGAAAAAGGTGACGGATTATTCACCATTAAAGACCACAAGATTGTTCCTGTGACATTTGAAAAGAGAACCAAAGACGGAAGTTATTTCGTGTATATGCACTCGGATTATTGTCACTATTCTTCGGACTTGATTGCACCCTGCCGGCTTTTTGAAACAGAAGTTGAAGCCGCAAAGACATTAATTAAGCATGACGAAGATGACATTTTGACAATTCAGAAAGCCATTGACGATTTCGATTTCAAAGTTGCCAAAGAAACAGAAAGGCAAGATTCGAAATACAAACGATATGCCGAAGATTCCAAGAAGGAAATCGAAAATGTCAAAGCAGATGCGAAACGCAGAGTCGAAAACATTGAAGCCAGAATCGCAGGTTATCAAGAAGAAAAAGACAACGAAATCGCTGACTTCATCCTTGATTTAAACAAGGAAAATGAAAGACATGAAAAGGAAATCGAAAACTTAACTTTCGAAATCCAACAGACACAAAAGAACTATCTCGGCATTGAGCCAACAAAGAAAGGAGTTAAAAAATGAGTTTAGAAGATTTAGACCAACAATTGAACATCGCCGAAATCCAAGAAAAAGCCAATTCAGACAAAAATTATGCCGCAATTGAGAATCCGCCTGCCGGAACTTACATTGCTTATCTGAACAAAGTCACTTTCGAAGTGGATGCCAACAACCGCAATTATCTGAAAAAATATTTCACAATTACGGATTCGCCAGACAATCCTGAAAAATGGCACGGCAGAAATGTGATTTCATTTGAAAATATCAGCGTTGAAAACTCCAAAGACGGCAATGTTACAGCGATTTCCATTCTCATGAGAAATCTCAACAAACTTATTCCATCTTTTTGGAAAGCAGACGACAGAGGTGCATTTGTCCTCGAAAAAGGATTCAAATTCAACAAAGCATCTGACCTGCCAATGCAACATGAAGCAATCGTGAAGAAATACGGTATCGCAAGCGAAACTCCGGCTCTTTACGAAATCAAAGTTACACCTTCCGGCGAAAAAAACATCAACGTGGAAGTTGTGAACGGTTATCTGGCTTGATTTCAATCAAACCAGATTTTAATTTTTTTTTTTAATTTTGGAGTTGTTATTTTTGAACCAAGAAAGCGGATTGTGTAAAAAAGCGTTATTAAAATACAGAATTGATACCAATATCGGAAAAAGAAGGGTTTTCCGTGACAAAGCAGAAAGACGAATCCTTCGTTTCAATGCGAATAAGAAAAACCAAGAAAATGATTTGAAAATTCTCGGATTAACCAGACTTTCTTTTGGACGAAATGGGTGATTTTTTGAGAGATGTTATCTTTTGCGATACCGAAGTTTATGCTTATGACTGGTTGGTGTGTTACAAATTTAAAAACGGTGAACAAATCAGTTTCCACAACGACCGCAGAGCATTAATTGAATTTGTGGTTAAACATAAAGACGACATCACGGTCGGTTATAATATTCGACATTACGACCAGTATATTATCCAAGCCATTTGTGCCGGAGTTGAACCAAAATTCGTAAACGACCAAATCATCAAATACAAAAAACGTGGATGGGAAGTGTTGAAAAACAAATCCGTTCCAAAATTCGTTTTCTTCGATGTGATGACTGAACAAATCGGTTTAAAGAAACTCGAAGCACACATGGGTTTGTCAATTATTGAAACATCAGTTCCTTTCGACATTGACCGTCCTCTTACCGAAGAAGAATTGGCAGAAGTGGAAGAATATTGTTGGGCGGATGTTAATGCTCTCGAAACTGTTTTCTATGAACGGATTGAAGAGTTCAAAAATCATGCTCTTTTAATTAACAAATTCGATTTACCGATTTCTCATTTCAAATTAACAAAAGCACAACTCGTTGCCGAAATTGTCGATGCCAAAAGAAGGATTCCGACAGATGATGAGTTTGAAATCGAAATTCCTGAAAATTTAAGAATTGAAAAATACCATCATGTGGTTGATTGGTTTTTAAGTCCTGAATCATCTGTTTTAAATGAAAAAGGCAAACCATATCGACAAAATAATTTCAAAATCGGTGGTGTGAATCATACAGTTGCGTGGGGCGGTATGCACTCAACGGATTTGATGGTCTGTTGGCGTTGGTCGCCGGACAGCGGCGAAGAAAAGATGTTGGTTCTTGATGTCAAAAGTTATTATCCGACAATCATCATCCTCTATCACTTGATGTCTCGTGCTGTTGAAAACATCGACAGATATGTAGAAGCATATTGGGAACGATTGGAATTAAAAGCCAAAAAAGACCCTGTTGCAAACGCTTTAAAAGTTCTTTTAAACACTTTCTTTGGAACAACGATTTATGAATTTTCAAAATCATACGACCCTCGCATGGGTAGAAACATTTGTGCCTTCGGTCAATTATTTCTCTTGGATTTACTCGAAAAACTCGAACCGTATTGCAAACCAATAAACTCCAACACCGATGGTTTGTGTATTCACCCATTAAACGCCGATTGCACCAAAAAATGTATGGAAATCTGCGAAGAATGGCAAAAAAGAACCGGATTTGAATTAGAATTTAAAAATCTCATCGGCTGTTTCCAAAGAGATGTCAATTCTTACATCTGGGTAACGGATGAAGAGGAAAACAATGTCAAAGCAATCGGTGCTTTCAAACTTCCATCTTCACTCAAATGTGACCTCGGAATAATACCGATTGTTTTGCAGGATTATTTCGTTCATGGAATCCTTGTAAACGAGTCAATTTCCGCCAATAAAGGGAATTTACAACTGTTCCAGAGGATTGTGTCGGTTGGCGAGCATGAGGGCTTTATAGACGAATTTGGCAAGGATTTGCCATATAAGGTTATAAGGTGGTTCCCGATAACGAAACCGGAAATGGCGGTTCATGTGAAGTGGAAAAAGGATGAAAAAGGTGACGGGATACCGAATGTGACTTCCAAAGGAATTATCTTGAATGGTGAAATTCTGGGTAAAAAATGTCCAGAGTGGTTGGATTTTGAATATTATGCTCGAATGTGCCGAGACCAAATTAAAGAAATTGAGACTTCTGCGTTTCAGAAAACATTATCTGACTGGTGATTAAAATGAATTTTATTGAAAAGTATTTCCATAAACGAAAGATTTCAAAATTGAAAACGAAATTAGAAAAAGTCACAAAGGAATTTATGAAAGTTCAGAATGTTTTCCTGATTTGTCAAATTCCGAATACAGATGCCTACAATAAATTGGTTTATCGCTATAACGATTTAGGCGATGAATGTTAGTATTTACAGTATCAGATAGACGAATTAATGAAAAAGAGATAAGTGTTACCGGCGGCATCTGGATAACCGCCGGTGAGGGTTCTTTTTTAAATCATTTTGGAGTGATTACAAAAAGAGTAGAAACGGAGTTTCCAAGAAAGAAAAGGATGGATATGTATTTAAAAATATCCATCATGGCAAATTTAACAGATAGTCCAACAATCGGTAATGCGGTTCAATTCCGGCAACTTCATGTTGTGGTTTTTTGTAAAGTTGAAAAAAACCTTTTGATGAAATCGGATTATAAATCTCACTCAAAATAAATTTGTCGATTGCTTTGTAAAATTTTCCATCATTTTTGTATTGGAAAATTTCATCTTTTTCAACAAAATCACCGATACCTTTCCTTTGGAACTCTGATGGTTTTGAATTTCTTTTCGGTTTTCCTTTAAAATCCATATTATGCACCCATTTCGTAAACCTCATCGAAAAGAATTGCGGTCAGTTGCCATAATTCAATTGCGAAAGGATTGTTGTTCGTTATCGTAAAACTTGCGGCGAAGATTGTGCCATCAGTTGGGTATTTTAAGAAATATGTCTGCTCACGCCAATCCGCATTAAGTTCCACTTCATGCACCAGAGGAATGTTTTCAAAATTTTCTAACTCATCTGTCGTATTTCTCTTGGAAACCTGTGCATTGATTGAGACATTTTGAAGATTGGTAAACTGGGGGAAGAGAACAACTGCGTTATGTGAGAACAAATTATCGAACTCTACCGTCACATTCACTGTTGAGTTTGGCGGAATTGTTGAATTGTTTGTTCTTCGCAATAATTCGCCGGAGTTGTGATTCTGAATTAATGGTGAATCTAATCCAAGAACAATGTCACTTCCAAGAAGATTTACTGAATCAATTAAAACAGATTCGGTATTCAAAACATATTTTTTATTTTTGAAATTATCTGGGTTAAATGATTCATAATTAGCAATCGCCGGAATTGTATCATTATTATATCGACAGATGTTATAAATTGAGTTTCCAACTGTAATTCCAACAGATAACATTGCATCGTTAAAATTTGGGTTATTCATTATTATTTCAGTCCATAAATCACCATTTAATGAATAAGCCAATAATCCATCCGTTCCTGAAATATAAGCAATATTTTCATAATTCCAAACATTTAAAACTTTTCTACCATTTAAAAATGGTAAAATTATTTCCTCATACGAAGCTAAATCAATTCGAATTCCATTTCTATTAAATTTAATTAATTTAGAATCCCAAGAAGAGTTATTTGGACGATATGTTGTGAAAATAACAGCTAAATAAGAATCATCTAATCGAATCATACTGTTTACATATCCGAAAGGTGTGGGTAAAACACTTGGATGTAAAAGTAATTCTTGATAATTATTATTTAATTCATATAAACCCCCATTTGAACTAAAACCAATACAATATCGTTCTGTTTCTGAAACATAACAAAACGCTAATGGTTTTCCGATATTACCTGTTGATAAAGTTCTAACTGTGCGACTTAATGAGATTGCGGCAGGTGTCAGCGTTGCGGGCAAAACACTGGGGGTAGCAAGTAAAATGGTATTTGGGGCAGTTACACTTTGTAAACCATATATTGTATTATCAATTTTTGAATAAAATATACAACTTGTATATCGAGCTGCTGCCGCATTTGAAGATATAGATGTGTTTGAATTACAATCTCTTATACTGATTTTCCCTTCTCCGTCAGCACGAAATCCAAACATATTTCGTTCTTTTATTTTTATAAGATTTTGAGTATCACCCATTCCTACTGAACCATTAAATATTAAGAATGTGGTATTTAATAATGGGTCGAACAAAACAAATTGCCAAGTGTTATATGAAGTTCCATGAGCAGTTCCACCTGCACTATACATATATACAATTTGACCGTTATCTAAAAGAACTGAATCGGATGTTATAAAAGAAGGATTTAATGCAAAAGGAATTTTAAATGCAGGTGGGGATATATTTAAAGCAACGGGTAACATTTCTTCAAATCTATATCCGCTCGCATTTAAAATTTTAATTTGATTCATTCCGGCGATAGAATTTTCTGCCAAGATACCGAAATCGGAATGGTTATTTCTCATGAATAATTCAGTATCATCATTAATACCCATGATTTCAAGATTATCCGTGCCGGAAGATTGGACTCTTCGTAATGTATTGACAATAAGCATCACATTTGCGAGATTTTTTGCCATTGCATTATCTCTTGCGACAAAATTGTTCATCACGGCGGCGTTATTCCATGAACCTTCTTGGACGATTTCATTTATCATTTCCAAGAAAACATCTGATTGGACAATCGAACCATCTATCCGTTTTCTCAAATTGTAGGAAATCACCGAAATCGGCGGTTTTCCACTTTCCGGATTCGGTGCGGTCAATATTTGAGTGATTTCGTCTTGGAACGGTGCGTTATATTCATCAGTCATTCGGTTTCCTCACTATTCTTTGTCTCATTCTGTTTTCAGTCATTAATATCGGTAATCTTTCAAATTCTAATATCGTTAAATAGTAATATAAGTTTGCCAAGTTAATTTCCATTGAATTTAATAAACTTGCCGTTAATGCTTCCACCGGATTTCTTGGTGACGGTTCAACAAACTGAACATAAATCGGTGCTTCCGGAAACATTTGTACCAAAGGAAATACTTTATACAAATCCCACAAATTCTCTCTCATGTTCTTCCATTCTTTGGATAAACGAATATGGTCGTCTAAATGTTCAAAAAAATCGAAATCACATCTCATTTCTCTAAATTGATTCACATAACCCATCTTATTAAGAATCGTCCAACACACTGCGATATTATTTGAAATTCTATTAAAATCAAAATCATTAATAGGAGATGTAGAAAACCATGCATATTGAGGAATTGGTATAAATTCCTAATCGTCATTTATAGTGATTATAAAGGTATTCGGAATCGGATTTGTTCTTTTTCGAATCCAAAACCATTTGGTTGATAATTTATAATTATCTGACAAATTAACGCCGTAAGACCAAATTTTCAATTCATGTCTAATGTTAGTTTGTAATCCACTATTCGGATTTCTTTGCTTAAATCCACTTTCGATTTTACTCGAATAATCTTCTGAAATAAAATAACTGTTACCGCCATTTTCAAATGTATTGAATCCAAAAATATCAGTTTTTACATGTTCAGCATCAGTATCTGTTTTAAATGATGATGAATTTGATTCGTTATAATAAATATTATTCCCTGTTGATAAACTATTGTTATTTCCTTTTTTAATACCTTCTGAATATGAATTTGTATTAAGGCTTGGCATAGAAAAACCAAATATACATCTCGAATAAATGTTATTATGTTCAACCTTTGCTTCCCATGTATCACCGAAAGAATCTTTGTTTTTAACAGATGATATAGGTCTGATAAAATGAGAGAAGTTACCTACATATCGTAATCCATCTACTTCTTGGATTACTCTGTTAGCTATTGTGCTTCCTGTTAAACTGTTTCGCCAAACCAAAGCAAGATAAGCCGCTTCATTACCACCTGTTGAAGGGTCTGATACTTGTAATCTTCCATCTAATCCTTTACTTAAATCGTAATAATCATCAAAAACATCAATGCTACTATTATTGATATTGGATGGGTGAATATAAATTTTATTTATTCCTATTTTAGCATCAAATCGAATAATATAAAACCAAGTTGTTTCCGATTGAGAATCTAAATAAAATTTCAATGGATTTTTATCTTTATCTGAAAATTCCAAAAAGGGTGTTATTGTAGATAAAGAAGATTTTAAAATAGGATAGACTGTTCCATTGTATCCTATTTTCTCTTCGTTAAAAGTTATATAAATAATATCACTTGAAGGTTGCATTAATTTTCACCTTTTGCTTTGATAATCATTTTTCCTTCTAAAAATCCATTCTGGTTAAATTCGATATTTTGTTCAAAAATGATTCCATTGGTTAAAAGTCCAAACTCATTTTCGACATTAATCATATCTCCAACTTCCAAATCCGGTCTGCCACGTTCGTAAACTTCATGTCGCAATCTAAATTGTGAAAATTCAACAAATGCACTTGCGAGTATTCGTCCTTCCGAAGTGGATGCGATAAATTGATTTTCAATCAGATAATCCTCTTTAATCGGATTCAAATAAAATAAATCTGATTTTATATTAACTTTTCCGATTTTTTGTAAAACAGGAGTGCCTGAAATATTTACAACTGCTTCACCTTGACCGAAAAGCATAATTTCACATCTATCTGCATAATAGAGAATATTGCCGCTAACAGATGCGCCAGTAACTTCTGCGGTTACAGAATCAGCGATAGTTTTGTATGAAATAATATACGAAACTGGGGTTGGTGAATCAACCAAAACTTTAAAATCCTTTACAAGTTCCGTATTTCCAATTTCATCATCTTTGGAATATTGATAAATATTCACCGTTGCTGAATCATTAGTTTTTAACTTTTCAACTCTCGGTGGTTCTTCGGTTGTGTTCTGATTTAAAGTGATAGATTGTCCGGTATGCGAAAATAACGAATTGATGGTATCGACAGTTACACTTCCGGTTCTGTTTACATAAACAACACAACGAACAGAATTTGCGAGTTGTTGAATTGCTTGTCTGATTGACATTTTTTCGACATACTGATTTACTTGAATATTTTTCAAACTTTCAGGAATATCGTATTCATTTATTCCAATTTTTTGGAATAATTTTTCAAATAATGAATATGCAGAACAAGTTTCCCACGATTCTGGAATATATTCATCTTCGCTAAAATCAAAAACCGAACGACAAACAAACGTAATGAAGTTGCGGTCGTTATTTTGTTGTTCCATGAGATACATTAGACCAAGAGGAATAGACTCATGTTCCAAAGAAATTGCGGCAGTGAAAACTTGTCTCAAATTCAATTTTTTCGCTACACCTTGCGGATTATTAATGTTGAACTGTTGGTTGAAATTTTCAACTGTAATTAACAATTCTGACGAGATGATTTCTTCTTGGAAAAGCGATAAATTTTCAGTGAATGAAATTCCAAATATTTCGTCATCGGTGAAAGAAATAACGAATCCTGAAAGTAATTCTGAAATCTTTGCGAATCGGTGTCCGACAGACCATTTATTGATTCTGATTTCCATACTTCTGACGAAATTTAATTCATTTTCAATCAGATAAATCGGAGAATCACAATCGGTAATATGATAACTTTGAATAACTGCACCGGATTGGGAATAAAAGAAAATTTCAAAATCATCAGACCATTCTTTACCAAAAGAATCGAAAAAGATACTGAACTCAATGAAATTTAAATTTTCCGTGTAGTTTAGTTTGATAATTTGCGGTGTTTCAAAAACTCCATTCTCATCACATCTTGCTTCCGACCACCATCCAAATTCACCTGCGGTATTATCATCAAAAACGACAAAACTGCCATCTGCAATGGTTCTATTTGGTTCGAAAGTTTGCAATCCCCAAGAAGGATTAACAATTTGGTTAAAAAGTTGGTTACGTTTTGAAAAAACAAGTTCTGATGATGAAGAATCGAACTGTGTTTTTGCAATCAATGTCGGGTCAGAAGATGAAAGTAAAACTGTCGGGTGGAACGGTTCTCTTATCGGTTTATCAACATTGACATAATATTGCGATGATTGCGGTATCATATAACTCGACCTGTTGTTTCGACTGCGGAAAATCCAAAATCAATCCAAACAACACCATAGGAAACATCTTTCATCGTGCCGGAATCATATCTTCCATTCAATAACATGAAAGTTCCTTCTTCGTGCTGTTGGCTTTCTTCATTGAAGAATCGTAATTTAAATTCTTTATCAACAATTCTATCTAAAATTGCTTTTTTCTCATCTGCTTCCAACCAACCGAATTTAACAGAAATCATATTCTTCATATATGATTTCTGGGCGAACAAACGACCATTCGGTGACGTATTTTGTTGAATATTCCGAAACGGAGTTGATGAAAATTGATAAATTTTATTTATCGTCAAATCCGGTTTCGAAATATCTATGAAAGTTACAACTTCGGTCATAATCCTTGTCCTAATCTCTTTAATTCGGTTTCAAATTCAGGAATCAATTCTTTGGCAAGAGTTCTTTTATTGAATACAGCATTTACTTGGTTGTTGATATTTAAAGGTGTGTTTTTTATTGCTTCGGTAAGAGCATTAACAATATCAGTCAATCCCATTCCGCTGTCGCCACCATTTGAATAACTTGCGTTGTTAATCATGCCGAAAAGTTTGGATTGCATCCCTTTCGTCAAAACCATTTCACCTGCTTCCAAGAGAGCAGGAACATCGCCAACACCATCAACAATTCCGCCGGAGTGATACACTTTGTATTTCGGGTCGGATTGGTTTGCATTGAATTTTTGTTTTACTTCTGCTTCGGAAACGGAAGCACCTGTTTTTGAATTATAATATCCGACATTGCCACTTCCGTCATTGCCGTAACTGATACCTTTTACCGCATAAACAGTGCTTGCGTATTGAGACGAACCACCACTGCTTCCACCGCCGCCACCGCCACCGGAAGAACCACTGGTATAACCGCCACTTGTTGTCTGATGAAGAGTTGCGGTCATATTGATTTCTTTACCGTCTAAATCAGTCAAAGCATCATCGAGATTTTTAACTTCTTCGGTGACTTCGATAATTTCCTCATCAATTTTATCAAATTCCTCTTTACCTTTCTTGGAAAGTTTGTAATACATTTCGAGGATGTCCTCGCACATTTGAATAAATTGACCGATGTGGTATCCAACCCATTCAAAAACTGGTTGAAGGTAATCGAATAAATCTCGAAGAGCGGCATAAATCGGTTTTATCATGTTTGCGAGTTGTTGCAATGGAAAGAGAAACGCTCGTGAAATAAGCGGTAATGCAACTTTCAACATATTCACAGTTGGAGTGAGCCATTTAACAAGTGTAGTAAAGGCTTCTGCCATAAGTGGAATAACAATTTTTCCAATTCTCAATAAATGTTCTGCGAAAATAATTGTCAAATCAGAAACCCATTGCAAAACTTCACCGACTGCGGCAAGATTCTCTTCGGTAATTAATCCAAATAATTCTTCGATGATTGGTTGAAGCTTTGAAAGTAAATCATTCACCATCGGGATAATAATTTGCAAAATTGGTTCTAAATTTCTTCCAAGAGTGAGCATGATTTCTTCGGTCATGGACTCTAACTCACGTTTCATACCGCCAGTGCCGCCTTCCCGAATTTCAGCCATGATTTCCATCGTGCCGCCGGATTCAGTAAGTTCTGCCATAATTTCATCAACATCGCCAATATCTTTCAATAAAGCGTTTGCGGCTCTTGAATTATAAGTGCCGAAAACTTCCTCAATGAAATTTGCTCTCTCTTGGTCGGTATAACCGCTTTCATCGAGTGCTTTTCGCATATCTTTGAAAACATCCGTCATCTGTCGAATATTTCCAGAAGAATCGTATGCTGAAACACCAAGTTTATCTAATGCTTCTTGTGCCTGATTTCCGGGCGAAGTCATCAAACGCAACATATTACGATATGATGTTCCGGCTTCGGAAGCAGTGATAGCGTTGTTTGAAAAGACTGCCATCACGGCGATAACATCTTGCATATCTTGCTTTGCGGCAGGTGCTGTCGCACCAACTGTCAAAATGGCATCGCTCATTTGAGAAATTGAAGTGGATGAAATCTGCGAAGATTTCGCAATCATATCCAAAGTTGCCGGAAGTTCTTCAAGTTCCAAATCCATCGCTTTCATCATTTGAGTAGCGTAAAGTGCGGATTCGGCAATTTCCATATTTCCGGCAGAAGCAAATTGAAGGGAAACAGGGGCAAGTTCCAAAGAATCTTGAAGTCCAAGACCTGCTTGTGCCATATACTGTAACGCATTTGCACCATCCATTGCGGTGTATTGCGTTGTCGCACCCATTTCTCTTGCGGCATCTTCAATTTGTTTCAATGTTTCAGCGGCTTCCTCACCATGAATACCAAGAGTAGCTTGAACACCACGCATCGCATCGTCAAATTCAATTACCAAAGAAATCGAATCGGCAACCAATTGTTTCAGCGAAGCGAGTGCGGATTTCGCCATTTCTATAAAAGAATTAGCAATAGACATTGCAACGCCGGCAAATGCACCGGCAATCATGGCACTTGAATTACCGCCTTCCGTTTCAACATCTTTGAAGTTTTTCTTACTGGATTTACTGATTTTTTCGAAATCTTCATCAATACCTTCGGCTAATGCGTTAAACTTATTATCCAAAAAACCCATGTTTGCGGAAATGTCTTTTTCCATTTGATTGCCGAAATCTTTTACAGATTTTTCGGCATTTTTGAAATTAACATCCGCTTCGACATGAATAAAACCATCAGGTGTTGCCATTTTCTTCCGCCTTCTTTTGCATTTCCGCCATCTTTCTCAATGTCTCTCGTTCTTTTTCCTTTCTTGCTTTTTTCAGGTGCGGAAGGTCATATTTCTTTTTCGCACGCCTGATTTCAGCACGCCGTTCCATATTTTTCTTGGTAGCAGGCGGTAAAGGCATTTCTCGAATTTCAATAACACGATTTAACATCGAATCTTCATTCACATCTTTTAATAAGGCTCTGAATTTGTTCCAAGAAAGCACTTCTTTTTGGTCGATAATGTCAATATTAAAAGCCTTCAAAATCGCTGTATAAACGAGTTCAAAATCATAGTTAATATCGAAAGATGGAGTTGAGCGTTTTATCGCAGATTCCGGCGGAAATACGAAGGTTTTCAGCAATATGGTGAAAACTTCCTATTGTTCAAAACAAGTCATTTCTTCAAGATACTCAAAAGTATCAAAATCATTAGAATTGACATCAAGTAAATTATCCAAAACGAGATAGAAGCGGTCGAGTTGTTTTATGTCCGCTTCTTCATCAAGTGCAGAAATGGCATTAAGAACACGTTCCAAAGAAAGATTTAATGTGAAATCCCATTTCTTATAAGTAAAAATCGGATGTAAATCCGATTTTAATAAATCCATTCTTTACCTCATCGCTTTTTATTCGGTTTCAGAGAAGATACTTTGGAAGCGTATGCCACTTGGATGATTTGTTGATATTGTTCCTTGAAATCAGTGTTAAGATACTGAATAACCATCTTTGAAAGGCGATAAGGATTTTTTTCGGCAAATTCAGATAATGCGTTATAAACTTCTTCGCCAAACACATCAACACAAAGTTCTTTAATTCGTGCCGGATATGTCACGGCGATTTCTTCCGGTGTGTTTGAATTTAACGCATCGGTTTCTAACATTTTTGCTTTTGCATAAATTCCGTGATTTATTGTGTATTCATCAACGTAATAAGTGTATTCCTTGTCGCCGATTTTGATATTTATCGGATGTTGGTCGGGTTTTTGAAATTCAAATACCATTTTGTATCACTCCATGTTTGATTTAATTAAGGTGTAGTTGGTGTTTCGATAATTTTCGGTGTTCCTTGAAATGTAAACGCAAGGTCGAATGTTGCAAATTCAAGTGCTTCGCCGTTTTGTGCGATACCGTATGCTTGATTGCTGACTCCGGTGATTGTGAATTCTTCGGTTAAATATTTGCAACGAATCTGTCGTTTTGTTCCAGTTGCGAAAATTCTTTCAATGTCAAAGAGAAGATTCTGACCTTCATCATTCAAATCTCTGTCTCCGGCAATATCAACTGTAAATTTAAATCCGATTGGATATTCACGTTGTGCCCCACCGTCATTGTAGTAGGCTCTTGTCAAAGTTGTCGGGTCGAAGTTGTTGTTGATTTCAGTAATTCCCATGACTGGAACCCATTCAACATCTTCCAAAGCAGTTGTTAAATCATCCGAGACATAGAATTCGCTCTCAAAATTAGGCATGAGAGATTGCGGTTCATCGTATGTTAATCCCATTTCTTTTCACCTTTTATATATGATATGTGATAGTGGCGGAAAAAGCCATTTGATAAACATAGCCTTTTCCTTCTTCATAAATGTTCGTATAGTTTGGCTCATTTTGAATTCGAATACCATGAATTTTCCACCATTCATTTTCAGATGTTTCGGAAATTGGATATTTTTTATTCATGAAATGAGTTTTAATTTTTTCAAGTTCTTCAAGTGCCACGAAAGGTTTTTCATTAACTGATAAAAACGAAAATAAAAATTTCGTTCTCACTCTTTTTTGGCTTGAATAATATCTGTTTGTTGGTGCTTCATGCACCATCTGCATTGAAACGGTTGTGAATTTGTCGAATTGTAATCCAATCTGTTTACCAATTGCACCGCCGGCTTCTTCGGCAATTATTTGGTATAAATTTGCAAGAATTTGTCCGGCAGAAGCATTGATAACAGCCATTTTATTCACTCATTCGGGTTCACAATTTGCATTAATTTCGCAATCACTTTCTTAATCGGTGACGGAACGATTTTTGAATCAATAATAGTCAGGTTTTCCAAAATCGACCAAGATTCTTTAACAATAAGCCACGTCATTAAGATAACGGTTAAAATGTTTCCAAGAATAACATCGGCATAAGGCAACCAATCGAAAAGCGGTATCAAATCAATTCCATTGGTTAAGAAAATCTTAATTAATGAATCAATACAGACCGAAAATCCGATTGCCGCACTGTATGGGATGAATTTGTGCAAAAAAAACATTTTCGCAAAAATCTTGCTGTTTACAACCTGACCTTCTTTGGCGGCGGCAATGATTCCAAGAATAGTGTCAAGGGTAATCAAACAGCCAAGAATAGCCAATAAACCATACCAATTGCCGAAAGCGAAACCGATAGCACCAGTTATAAAACCATAAATGGATGCTATGATAAGATAAAGCGGGTGTGTCGTGTCCGATTTAAATAAAAATTGTGATAAAAATTCTAACATTTTATAACCTCGCATATTCTCTTTTAAATGATTGTTTTAAAAAGTTCATCCATTTTGATAAATTTTTCGCTTTTGCTTTATGAAACCAAAAAGATGATGCGTTTGGATTTTTATGTGTTGAAAATTTGAAAGTAATGCCGTAATAAAGCCGTCTGGCATAAACCGACATCCAAATCAAAACCCAGTTGCCGTTTCGGCGAACCAGTTCAACTTTTCTTTTCAAATTTCCTTCTAAATCCGGTGCGAAGAAATTCGAATCCTTATGCACCTCATTCATCATCATTTTCGTTGCCGAAGATGCGGCAACGCCTAATTTTTCATTTATTTTTGATGGTTTGAAATCAATTTTAACTTTACTCGGCATTTAAATCAATCCGATTATCCAAAATACCGGAATTGAAAACGCAATTGCCGGCTCAACCGATGCAATTTTAAATCTAAATTCTTTTCCAAAGAGATTACATTCAATCTCATCTTCTTCTTGGAAAACAACACCTTTCGGCGTTGAAGATGTTACATCGAAAAACATTAATGCCGGAATAACAATCTCATTTCCTTCTTTGTTCCTTGTTATCGTTCTTGCGAAGTCAATTCGAATATTTTCCAAATTAATTTCTTCAAAAACGATATTATTTTCATTATCTTTCGAAATCGCACGTTTTAAGGTTGCGGTCATATTCAACAATTCAGCCGGAATTGGTTCGATGTCATCAATCACATTAACCACTCATCCCTGCGTAAAGCAAACCAGTTTGAATCAACAACTTATAACTTGCTTCGCAGATTTTCGCATTATCGACAGATGCGGCAGTTTGAGTATTTCCAGTGCCTTCATATCCGTAAGAAAATTTATTCAAACTGACATTATTCACTTTTCCTTTGGAAATCGTTTTCAGACCGCCATTAACTGCGAAAAATTCGATTTGTGACATTAATGCTTGCTTAATGAGATTTTGAATATGTTCGCTGAAAGAAGTAATTTTCCGAATCATAATCCTCGAAAATGTTGAATTGTTAATCATCATTTGCGAACGATTTGCAATTTTCAAAAATAAATCAGAATCTTCAATGGGATACGGACTGAAATCATTATATTCTTCCTGCGTAACCCAAATATCCTCTATCTTTAACATTTTCAATCACTTCCAAGAAAAATAAGGAACAGGGTTGAAAAACCCTGCTTAAAGTGTGGAAACGATGTCGTTGGGTGCGTAGAACGGAGTGAAAGCGAAAACCAATTCGTATCCATTTCCGGCATAGTCGGTGATTACGTTTCCGTAAACAAGACCGAGCGTTCTCTGGATGTCTTGGTTCTGCTTTTTCACAATTGCGTAATAAAGTGTTCCGGCTTCGATTTCTGAAATGTCAGTAATCTTCGGAATTTCACCATTGACAATTGCGGAAACTTGGTCGGGTTTGCCATCAACAGACATTTAGACCACCTTGATGTTTCTGAAAGCGGCGATTGAACGTGTGTCTTTGACGGCAACAGCACCGAGCATTTCGACTTCACCACGTTTGACTGCACCGGGGGCAGACCAATCAGGCATATAAACATCGACAGGACTCATGCCGGACGGAGAGACGGCGTGAACACCATCGAGACCGAGACGGACAAAGTATGCGGATGTCGTTCCATCGGCGGCGGTCGGAATAATCGGGTCATTCGTTCCGGGTCTGTTTCCGGTTTCGAGGATACCGATTCTGCCGTAAGACAAAATTTCAGTTCCTAAATCGGTTTTTCTGGTTGTGAATCCGGTCAATTCATCGGCAACGGACTGGAAAGTTGCGAAAAGGTCAGGGTTCACGAGCATGAACGTGGGGGTTGCGTTCAATGGTTTGAGTGCCTGACGAAGGTCGAACATGAAATCCTTTGCGTTTGCTTCGACAGCGGCTGCGGTTGAAATATCAACTGTTGCGGCAGGGATATATTCAGTAGAAGTGCCGGTAACGATTTTGTCAATGCCGGTGAACTGTGTCGGGTCGCCTTCTGCATCGCCGTTAATGAACATGTGAGCAAACAACGCTCTGGTTGCTTTGATTTTCTGTTCTGCTTCAAACTGGAAACGAGATGCGATAACCTGAACTTCGTGCTTCTGCAAAACACGGTCAATTTCAAAAGAGCCGCCGAATTGTTTCAAATCAACAGTCACTCTTTTGGTTTCTGCCATGTCAGGAGTGTATTCAGTGTTCAACGCTCTGGTCTGTGCCGTTCCGTATTTTACAACACGGTTGTAGGAATAGGAAAGAGACTGCCCCTGACCGCCTGCTTTAACCGTATTGTCGAAAGGAAGGTATTCCAAAAGAGGGTCGGTGACGAACTCGTCAATAACCCACGGTGTGAGAGTGCTGTCAGAAGTTTCTTTCATCTGTAAAAGTGTAATTGCCATATTGAATCATTTATCCTTATCACCCATAGCCTGCATAATGGCTTCGGTGAATGATGTTGGTTTATTCGGGTTCGGAGGGTTACCCATTCTTTGACCGCCGTTACCTTGTGCCGGAACTTTGCTTAAACCGTTGTCTTTCAAAACAGTATCAACAATTTCCTCGAAAGGTTTACCGGATTGTGTTTTCAGAGCTTCATTGACTTCTGAACCGACAAATTTCAAGTGCTTGTCGTCCACACCCATGCCTTTAAGTTTGGCGTTAAGAATTTCAGAATCTCGTTCCGCTCTCACGGATTCGAATTTTCCGGTCAATTCTGCCATACTCTTTTCATGTTCTTTACGCAATTTATCCATTTCAGCGGCGATTACTGCACCGATGTCGCCTTCTTTTGGCGGCTCTGATTTTTGGATTTTTGAAAAATCGAAATCGAAATCTTTGGGGATTTTGTTCCATTTCTCTGCGTTAAAATCTTGCGGAATTTCAGATAACTTCTTTTGAAGTTCTTTAATTTCGCCATCCTTTTTCGCAGAGACTTCCCCAATTCTTGTTTGAATAATAGAATCAAGTTTTTTCTGCTGTTCAGGTGTAAAATCACCTGCACCAGATTCACCTTCTTTCGAAGAGCCAGACTGGTTTCCTGACATAGTTAAATCAACTCCTTTATGATATATAAATTTTAAGTATGTATTTGTTCATTTGAATAAATTCTCGTTCTTCCGGTTTCTTTGACGAAATTTCGGATATTACTCTGTTTATCTTTCAATTTCGTCAATTCGGAACTCGCATCAAATCCGGCGGTCTGTAAAGCATGAACTTCCATCTTTGTTTTACGGATTTCACGCTCTAAATGTCGCTGTATTTGAGATTCTTTATATGCTTTATCATTTAAAGCCTTATCGTAAGGTTGATAAGTTTGCTGACTAACGCCTTCCAAGAAAGGATAAATCATGTGAGTGCAATTTATGCCAAGAATACCATCAGGTAATCCATAAGAAGTATCGGCTTCAAAGGATGGATATTGTTTTGTTCCTTTCCCTCTTCTTGTGAATATTTTTCCTTGATACGGTTCGCATTTCGGTCTCGCACCCATGTGCGAAGATGTTTCAATCAAATCCATTTCCCATTCATCCAATTTCGCAAACTGAACTTCTTTCATCGTTGTCGTCAGAGTGGTATTGACCGCTCTTTTAAGACCGCTTTGAAGAGAAATGGTTGAAACGCCGCCAGTTGCGGAAGAATAAGTTAAGGTTTTGATTCCTTGCTGTCCAAGTGCTTTTACTCCGGCTCGAAGTGCTTCTTGCGGAGTTTTTGTTGAAATGGCAGTTTCGATATACGTTTTATTCACAATTGATAAAAATGATTGGTTTGCGGATTCCAATGCTGAAATTTTAGTTAAATTTTTGTCTAATTTAAAACTCGACACTTGACGATTAACAATATTACGAATAGCGTTTTCATCGCCGAAATCAACAGTGCCGCCGAGTTTTTTAACATCTTTTTCAACAATTTTAAAAGAAAATTCATTAAGAGTTTTTTCCAAACCTGCATTTACTTCTTTTTCTCTTTGAGTGAACATTTTTGAATTTCGTTGATTCAATTCATGCAATTCAAGAAGTTTGTCTAATCGCCATTGGTCGGTATATGCCAATTCTTGACCGATTGAGAAGTTCTTTGCGATGTTTGTAATTAAATCATATTCAATATCCATATAAATCGAAGAAATTGAATCATCAACCACTATTCCATCGTAATCAAAAATCATTTAATTCACTCTGTATATCTGTTTAAACCAAGTTGTTCAACGATACTTTGACCGTAATTTTCCGGAATTGTTTCCGCAATATCTTCATCAGAATAACCATAAATCAATTTATAATATGATTCCGGCGTTCTGATTCCTTGCACCACTTCTTGGAACGCTCGTGCCTGCAATGCCGCTTTATCTTCGATAATTGAATCATCAAAAATAATCGTTAATTCCTCATTGTTGAAAATCCAACCTTTCAATTCAAAAATGGCTTCAACAATGATTCGGATAACTTTGTCGATTTGAATTTCATCTTTTTTGATTGAACGGAAGAGTTCGGATTTCTCACTGACAACTTCGGTTGCGGTTTTAAATCCTTCTTTTCCTTCAAATGAAAAATAACCTAAACCAAGACCGCATTTCACCGAAATCATGTTCAAAATATCATTTAATCCGGTGCGGTGTTCTTCGGCACGGATTTCCATGTTCAATTCCTCAATAAAAGGTTTATCCGGATTCCGCATATCAACACGCATATATCCGATTTCAGTCGGGTCAAAATTAGGAACAAGTTCGCCGTCATGGCTTGGTTTGGCGGCTTCGGCGGAATAAATCAATCTTTTTCTTCCAAGAATAAATTCATTCTGATAAGAATCGTATGCTGAATCCGCCGCTCTAATGTCATAAATCGAATTGGCGAAGCATGGGATTCCAAGAGAAATATCAGGGTCAATATTGTTTACTGCGTTTGGAGAGAGAATGGCAAACCTTCTTGTCGGTGAATTTGTTCGTATTTCCGGCTCTTGTCCGAAGCCTTCAACATCCATAACAGTCAATTTTCCGTATGCTTCTCTTTTCACATACGCATTGCGGATAACATAATTCCCTTCTTCCAAGAAATGTCCTTCCAATCTCAAAACCTCATGATTGGAACGGTGAACGCTTGTCATGAAAACACATTCGGTAATCTCGCCGTTTACTGCGGTAATTGGATAAATTCCGGTTGCGGAAATGTAATTCAAAACAATTTTCTCATCCATATCCTTGTCGATGATAACTCCATAATAACCAAATGCTTGCGACAATTCAACGGCTTGATTCATTCGAATCCAGAAATTGTTATCTTCCAACATTTCGTCAAATTCTTTTTTATATTTGTCAGAAACTGTAATCGTCACCTTTTCATTCATCATCAAATCTGCTTTTGTTGAACAAATCAATTTAACGATACCGGTGCGGCACATTTTGTAACTTTGATAAGCATCGCCGTTCCAAACCATCTTGGTATGAAACGGTGCATCATTGCGATACCAATCGTTCCACTTTTTCAAATTGGCAAGCCATTTTTCATCCAGAAATGTTTCTTTTTGAAAAACTTTCCGAAGGATTGGGTCGATTAATGTGTTCATTCATATAACCTCTGCGTTTGTAACTTTATCATTAAATTTTCTTTTGGAAATCTGATTTTTGGTTTCTGTAAAAAGGTGACGATGTTATACATTCCATCTTCGATTGAATACTCAAACGAATCTAAACTATCAATGTCAGAAGTGAAGTCATCAAGTCGTTCCATCGGCGTTGTATTCGCTTTCCAAACTGCTTCTTTAAACGCTTTTATCAAATGCGGACATCGTGTGCTTATTTTTAATTTATATGTTGAAAATAATGCGTTTGTAACCATAATTCTATCGTTGATAGGATATTTTAAACTATCGTAAACTTGGATGTTGATTCCTTTGGAAGAAAGATAAGTTACTAAACCACGTTTTAAAAATTGTTGAGCCTTATCGAAATAAATCGCTTTTACCTTCACACCGTCATATTGTTGCCGTGCCAAGAAAGCATGAAACGCTTCGTAAAGTGCGGTGGGGTCGGTTAAGGCATTTCCTTTAATCCAGTCGGCATCCAGAGCAACAATGCCGGCATAATTTTTCTCAAAGCCGGTTGCTGTGAACGCAGTTCCGGATTCTGTTTCACCAACATCTATGCCAATGTTGATATACATTAAATTATCAAAATTGTAATCTTTCAAATCAATAATATAATCGTCTGAATTATCGCCAAACAATTGATAAACTGCACCTTCGGCAACAACCCAAAGACCTTCTATGTAACGTTTGAAGAACACGCCAGTGTATTCTTTCTATAAATTTTCAATATAACCTTCCGGAAGAAACATCGAATTATCGCAGATATGATAATGTTCAACCATCATATCTAAATCGTCCTCTTCAATGCGGTCAATCCAATTCTTCTTAACGTAATTTGTCGGGTCATCGGGGTTTCCGGTAAAAAATCCTTTCGAGCCGAGAATCCTCATACGAGAAAGAACCATGTTAAAAAAGGTTTCCGGAACGAGTGGGAGTTCATCACCATACACTGAATCAATCGTTAAACCTTGAATTTTCGCTCTGGCTCTTTCGTTATCCGCACCTTCTAACCAGACAAGCCTGCCAAATAGTCGCATCCTTTTCGAAGAAACAGAGTATTGAACATTTTCTTCGCCGAACAGTTCCGTCAAAAGAAGCAGACAATTACGTTCCAAAGAAGTGATAGTTCTTCCGAACATAAGATGGACTGATTGCGGCGGTCGTGACATCACCCAGAGAGACCAAAGAATCAATGTGATGTAGGTCTTTCCAGATGATACCGACCCTTCAAAAAAGTTAATTCTTTTAAACGCTTTTTGAATAAAACGTCTAAAAGAACGCTTTTGCTTTGGATTAAATATTTCACTCATCGTAAATCGGCTTTATTCGTTTCGCAATGTATAAAAACGGTGTTTCGCAAAGAGTAATCACAAATTTTAAGATATAACTTGTTATTGTGAGTTGGAAAATTATCGGAAATTCGTAAAGTCCAATAAATGCGATAATTCCAAAAATAACAGTGTCGATTGCTTGTCCGCAGAGGGATGAGCCGTTGTTTCGCACCCATAACCACTTATCGTCCGGCAATGCCTTTTTGATGAAATGATAAACTTGAACATCAATAAGATTTGCGACAAGATAAGCAATAATAGAAGCGATTGCAATTCTTGGCAGAACGGCGAAGATTGTTTCAAAAGCATCTTTGGAAAAGTCGGCGGCATTCACTTCGAAGAGAAGATTTACCTGCATGATAACCGTGAAAACAATCATCGCAAAGAATCCGACCATAACCGCCATCCGTGCTTTTTTTACACCATATTTCTCGTTAAGGATGTCCGTAACCAAGAAAGTTGTGCCGTATATCACATTTCCTAACGTGACAGCCCATCCGAACATATCCACGCATTTGAGGACTTCGATGTTAGTTATAACAATCGCAAGCCCCATCCATACGAAAAGACCTTGTTTACCAAACAATTTATAAGCAATCAAGATGCCGGAGAAGTTCACCAACATGGTGACAAAAAACAGCAATTCATTCTGTATCATTTCAATCATATCCTTTTATTCTAAATGTTTATATTTTGCTTCGAAATACTGTTGCATTTTCATAAATTCTTTTAAATTATGAAAATCTAAATAATAAGTTTTCAGACCACCTGCCGCACTAACGACTTTCATTTTACATCCTGTAAATTTGGCGAAACCGCCATAATTACCAGTTTGTTTCCATGTTGATGAATCTGTATAATCAAAAGGAACTTTATTTAATAAATTTGTTCGTGTCATTCCAAGAGCATGAACTTTACATCCATATTTTTTTGCTGTTTTCAAAAACATCATATACTGGTCGTCTGAAATGTCTTTATTTCTAATTGCGGAAATGGCAACGATTCGACCTGCGTATTCTTCACACATTTTTTCGAACTCTTCCACACCTCTCGTTGCGTGCCATACCGGAATTATTTTTGTCGGGTGTGCGGCTTCGAGAATTGCACGAAGTTTTTTAACCTCATCATAACCGATTAAATTGTCAATATCCATCTCAAAATAACCAGTCATTTGGTCGCAATCATTTTCGATAATCCATTGAGCATATTCTTTGGTAAACTCATAAAAATCAACTTTAAAACCTTTTTGAAAAGAGTGTGCCCCGCTGTCGATGAGCATTTCATCGCAAATTAATCTTAATTTGTTGAATATTTTTTCGTTTTTGCGAAGGTGAAAATAAGAAATTAAAATGTATTTGAGATTAATTCCTTCTCTAATACATCTGTCGATAATATGTTTTTCAGACCCTTCGACTGCTGATAAGAAAATCTTCACTCAAATTCCTCGTCAGGTTCTTCGAAAGTTGGTGTTGATGATACTGCTTCATTTTTAACAATTCTGAAATTTACAACGAAATCAACATGACCGCAAGCCGGACATTTCTTTTTCGCTTGTTCCGGATTCTTATAATTATCTTCTGTAATTTCATCAACATCATCTAAATCTCGAATACTATCTTGAATGTCATTGAATCCATATTGCGTTAAATCGCACTCCAAATGCGAAATCTCTTCTAAAAGTTTATCAAAATTCCAATAAGACAATTCCGCAGTTTTATTGTCAATTAATCGGAACTCTCGTGCCTGCTCTTCCGTCAAATCTTCCGCAATTATACACGGAACTGTTTTCATTTCAAGAATCTTTGCGGCTTCAAATCTTGTATGTCCGGCGATAATAACCATGTTGGAATCCAAAACAATTGGATTTTTAAACCCATATTCCTTAATTGAGTTTACAACATAAGGAATTGATTCCGCATTTTCTCTTGGGTTGTTTTCATATTTTTTAATTTGTTCAATATCAATATCGAGAACAGAAATTTCGTTTGTTTTACTCATATAATTCACTCCTTTTAAACTGTGATTTATAAAATTCATTTTTAACTTCGGAAGTTCCAATAAAATTGAATTTGGCACATTCACCGTTATCAATAGTTATAGTTTGTCCAGTGATAGATTTATTTCCAACTGTCAAATAATAAACTAAATCTGCCACTTCTCTTGGCTGACACCATTTTCCAAGAAGGGTTTCGTCTTTACACATTTGGTAAAGTTTCTCGTCATCTAAAATCTCTTGATTTATTTTAGTAATCACACCGCCGCAGATAATCGCATTTACTGTTGCTCTTGGTGCTAATCGAAGAGATAAGTTTTGTGAATATGCTAAATTACCGCCTTTTGAAATGCAATAATTCGGCAATTCAATTCCACTAACTGATGATATTGAACAAATGTTTACAACTGATTTAATTCTTTCTTGGAAAGCGTATTTTTCACCAACATTCACATAACCAAGAAGATTGGTCTGAATTGCGGATTTTTCATCCGTAGTTGCGGCGTTATTTACGATGATTTCAAAATCAGATTCGTCCGGCAATTCTTCCGGCTTTCCGACATCACATTGATAAAATTTCCAATCGGCAAACTCGGCACTTAAAGGGTCGATTTCAGGTTCAATATCCAACCCGACAACCAAATGTCCTTCTTCCAAGAATAACCTTGCAATTGAATGTCCAATTCCGTGTGTTGTTCCGGTAACTAAAACTTTCATTCTTCATCACTCTCTTTATTGCTTTCCGATACCCATTCTTGCATAATTTCCTCTAATTTTGAAACATTTCGTTTCTTAATTGGTTCAGGTGAATACGCCCATTTATCTGCCGCACGATTGGTGAGATAAAATTTCATTAATTCAGATTCGATTTTAATCGGCTTTTCAACTGTCTTTTTTGTGACAACCTTACCAACTTGTTTACCTTCGGAATCATAAACAATTCTTTCAACAACGCTTTTTTCGTTGTAGGTTTCAATTTCATTGGTTACGGCTTTTAAAAGTTTGCCTTCAACAATATCAATATAATTCCGTTCTTCCAGATTAAACGCATTTCGAATCGAATGGTGTGTTTCCATCCATGCTTTAAATATTTTTTGAGAAATAGAGATTTTTTCACACACTTCTTTAACAGTCATTCCGGCTCTACCGAAACTATTCAAAATGAGAAGCCCTTTATCCGAGAGCCAAAATTCCAGAGTTTTTGGTAATTGAGAAGATGCCATGCTGTCACGTTTTGAAGTGTAAATAAAACAACATGGCTCTAATGGTATTTAAAATAATTACATCAACGAGAGTTCGCCCCATTTAATATAATCTTCAATCGGATAGAAGGTATTGTTTTGAGGTTCCAAGAGAATCCATCCTTTGGTTGTATAACAGCAAATACATTCATGATTTCCATTCACCCAAGAGAAATAACCATGCACTCTTGCACAAGTGAAGTTACCGAATGATTTGATTTTCCCATCGAATTCCGCACCGTAATTGTCACAGTCGAATTCTTCCGGTTTATATTTCTTCGAATCCGTCCAGTCAAATTTCACAAATTCAACCAAAGCATCGTAGTCGATGACTCGATATTCTGAATCGGCACAACGAAGGATAAACGGAAAACTTCTTTTCAGTTCCACCGCCGTAATTGTTTCACCGGAATCAAGTTTGGAACGCCAGATGTCAGCATTGTGGACTTCCCATTTAATAACGAGAGGTCGCAGAAGATTGTAAATAAATGAATTCATCATAAATCACCAAGAAAGATGATGAATTCAAAAGAGATAAAAGTTTGGATTATTCCTTTAAAAAAATTAAACAGGGGTTACGATAACCCTGTAATGAAATCTCTGAACATTCCAACCGCCTGCGAAAATTGTTCTGACTTCGAAAGCACCGCCATTTCCGATTACCAAACCAAGAACTTCAACTCCGGTGAAGTAAAATCTTTTAATCTCCTCATTTCCTTTGGTGTATTTTGCGACTTTATTATAAAACGAAATCGCATAACATTCACCCCAGAATCTATTTTCTGTTTCTGCCATTTCCATAATTTTCGGAACAATGTTTTTAAATTCTTCCGGAAGATTTTTAAAAGTGGTTTGGTGTTTTCTCTCTTCTTCGAGATATTTGTCACAATCTCTATTCTCTTGTCTCTTTTGAGCAACTTCGGCATCTTTATTGATACAAGCAATTCGATAAGATTCAACAAAGTCTTTATCTTCACCCATCCAATCCATCGTGCGAATTGCATTACTGTATTTTTCAGATGCGATTTTCTTTTCAATCAAAAGTTGGTTCAAAGTTTTCATTTTAATCACTCCAAGTTGTAGTATCATTTTACTACAATACTATATAGGGATGTCTTCCTATATATAATCTTTGGAATGTTTTGAAAAAAAAAATAAAAAAATTAAACGATTTGGATAAAAACTTCATCGCTTTTTGCGGCATAACAGAAGGCGGCGTATAACGCATTGCCGATTAAAAATGTGAATAATGCGAGGACAATATGGATTCCAATATTGCCGTAACTTCTCTTAACCATCGTCACCGATTTCTCATCTCTCATTTTGATGGAGTATCCTTGTCTCATGTAACTCAACATTGAATCTTCCATTTCTTGTTTATTTTCAACTTTTTCCATTCTCATTTATTTCAACTCCATTTCTTTTTCTCACTACTCATTTGTCTAATTCGAATCTGGCAGGTTTTACACGCCTTGCCGGAATTTTGATATTTCTGAAAACTTTCAGTTTCGGTTCGTTGCTTCCGCAATGATGTCACCGGATACAATTTTATTCCACAAACGGTATATTCCGGTCTTCTCTTGCTCTTGGCATGAATTTGAAGTCGTGAATCGGTTTGAACGCTTTCGAAATCTCTGATATTGACATCAGGTTGGAAACTTTTACAAATCGTCTCATCCACGCCTAATTCAATGGATTCCTTACCGCAAAGACCGGAACTCATTCGATGAAGGCAAGACTGCGGACATCTAACATTAGTAGGCATTTCCGATTTCTCTGATGGTGATAACTTGTTTTGACATATCTTCAACTTCGTAAATCTTCTGAACTCTTGCCATCGCTTCTTGCCATGTCAAACAGTCATACTGCTCACGAGCCGGAATATTGTAATCAATTTCGCCATCTTTGGTGAACGAACCATCATTGTTCTTTTTCACAATGAAAAGTTCGACTCTGATTTCAGACATTTTTCTCACTCCAAAAAGAAAGATGAATCCGGCGATATGGGGTCGCCGGAAAGCGTGATTACTCAAACTCCGTGCCGGATGGCGGTTCGTCAGAATAGACGGTCTCACCTTCTGTTTCTGCTTCGACTTTGGGTTTGGGGGTTGCCGGAACATCATCAGCCCACGCAAGGACGGAGTATTCGCCGACTTCATTGCACTGAACTTCAAAGTTGGTAAGTTTTTTGGCTTTGACGGTGCGGAACGCAGACATGAAGTCATCGACTGTTTTGATTTCTGTAATTTCGATTTTATTTTCAATTTTTACCATGATATATCACTCCTTTTTAAGATACATAATTTAAGTTGCCAGAGTTCCGATTTGAACGGACTTCGCAAGTGTTTCCGATTTTCACTCCGGCAGAATGAAAAAAGATGGAATTAAATCTGCTCATTCCATCTTTCATAAGCATCTATGGATTCAAAAGCGATAAAACCGCCTTCAACTTTGGCGACTCTGTTCGCCCATGGAAGTTTTTCAAAAACTTCTTTCCTCGTTTTACAATCAGTTACGGTTTCTTGTTTCATAAGAAATCACTCCCAATCATCATAATTTGGAATCCGGTCGTAATCATCCATGTATTCATCTTGACATTCGCATTGGTCATATTCATATTCTTCGCACATGATTACACATCCATTCGCATATTAATGAACATATCTCGTGCTTCGGATTCTGAAACAAAATATTCCTTCTGGATTCTTTCCAACTGACTTTCGATTTCGCAAGCTGTCATGTTTTTATTATACTGCATATTTATCACTCCAAATTGTAGTATTTTGAAACTACAATATAGTAAAGTATCCGTTCCTATAAATAACTATTGGTTAAGATGATTCAAATGAAATATTTTCTGTCTTAACTTTTGCATCAATCGCAAATTCCACAAGAACTCTGCGTTGTTGCGATGTCAATCTTTCAGAGGTTTTGGAATAAACTCTGATTGATTGAGTTAAATCCTGTCCGCTTATCTGCACCCAGTTCTTCTGGACGATACATTGTGCGACATCTTCATGTTTTGAAAATGCCGTCCAGACAACTTCACCACTTGGACTTACCCAACAGCCGCCGATAGAGAAACCTTTGACAACGCCCCATGCGTGAGAATTGGATGGAAGATTAACTGGCATCAATCCACCTTCTTGAAATACGCATAAAGCGGTTTATCGCCGGAATCCCATGTATCATAATATCCATCTCTTGACACGGCGACAAGATGATGTGCCACTTTGCAAACGATAAATTCTTGTTTTGGACAAAGTTCGCACATCTGACTGACGGTCGGTCGTTTTGAATTTTTCTTGACAATAATCGGAATCCTCTGAAACCCATGTCTTGCCAAGAGAAGTCCGTAAACATCATCTCCATCAGGCATGGATTTTGTTTCTCTGGCAATCTGGCACAACTCATCGAAGGTTTCATCCCACGTTTGGTTCGTTGCCATCCCGATTGCACGAACAACACAATCGCCGACTTGACGATTGTGCGGATTTGTGTTGAGGTTTATAAATTTTGACATTTTTTAACCTCTCAACGGAACTCTCAATCTTTCAAAATGTTCTTCGGTGATTTCATCGACATCGCCGCTGACCTTCTTGGCAAACTCTTCTGCTTTTTCTCTGGTTGAGAAATAATCCGAATCAAATGCGGAAAATTCATCATCTTCTTCGGCATCATAATGAATACTGCTATAACAAACTCTATAAATCATTTCTTATCACTCCAATTAGGTAATTTACCTACAATATAGTATAGTATTTCATCCTATATATACTCTTTGTCCGTTTTTTACTCTGAATTTTTGATATTCATAAAATCCTTCTATTGCGAGCAATCTTTTTAGTTCCGGCGGCGATAAATATTCTTCTTTCAATAACATCCTATTCCTTTTCTCTTTATCGAACTGATTCAAGCCGGAACTCATTTCAATAATCTCGAAAATAAATTCTTCTCTCTCATCATAGTATTCATAATCGAAATCTATATCGACAGTGCGATTAACCAAGAAATCAAGATTGATAGTGTCGCCATCTTCCAAGAAAAAATCAAGATGATATGGAAAAATTTTATCTGCGGAAATGAAAATAACCGAAACTCCGTTTATCCGGAAATCGGATTTCATCCGCAAAGATTCGCTTATCTTCCGTGCCAGAATCATGTCAGCAATTTGCCACATATTTTTAGTCCAAATAGTCTATCCTTTTACTGTAAAAAATAGGGTTAGAAATATAGGCATTTCGCCTATATCTCAATTAAAATTAATTGAAATATTAACAATTCCAAGAAGAATTGAGATAATCAAAATTATCAAAAACATCAACCAGAATTTCCAATCAATCAGGACTCTGATTATCATGAGAATGATGAAAAGGGAAATCGCACCAAATAATTCAAAGAAATCTTTAAAACTCATGTTTCAACCGCCATATATTCGCACCCAGATACATTCCGACTCCAAAAGAAAGACAACAGAGTGCGAGAAAGAGAAAAATCATCTTAATCACTTCTCACAAAATCAATTAATTCTTCGAGACGTTTCAATTTTTCAAAAATTTTCAGATTCAATTCCTCATCTGAAACCTTATACATCGTTTTGAGTTGATAAAGCATGATATGCGAATCCGCCATTTCCTCAACCATAGCATCGTATCTTTCTTGGTCGAAGAAGTCCGGTGCATTTACCATTTTCGCCAACTCAACATTAAGTTCCGAAAACTCTTCAATCGCTTTGATGGTTTGGTCATCAATTCCGAAAGTTGCGATTGCGGATTGCATAACTTTCTCTTGTTCCGGCGTGAATTTCATTTCAATTCCACCTTCTCTGCCGCCGGGTCGTTTGTCAGGATTAATTCCGTCTTTGCTTCAATTAGAGATGTAACAATCACCCATGCGGTTCGCAATCCATTTGAAACATCTTCCGGTTTGATGTCTTTTCGTTCTTTCAACTCGGCAAGTCCTTCATTCGTTCCGAGCAGGCGAAGAACCCTCGCCGAATTTTCCATTTCTTCCGTTGTGATAATAATTTCTTCTGGCATTTGCTTCACTTCCATTTATAAATTCTGATATATCGTTCTGTTCCAATTTCTTGCATAACATTCTTAACCGGAATGGTTAAGATTTTTGAAAAACTTCCAACGCCGCCAACTTTGACGACTTCTAATTCTTCTTCGGCTCGTTGAAGGAAGATAAAATGATTTTCATATAAATCTTCCAAAACATCGCCGGATTCTAAATTATTAATGTGTTTGTAAATGATACTGCCGGACACTTCACTCACTCCGTCAAAATCAACACAACTGATGAAGAATCAATTCTCAACTCTCTGATAAATTCTCCGGCTTGAACTTTTGCAACTTTTGAATCAACAGAAATCACATTTGTAACTTGATGATGTCCAACTTCTTCATCCACAACAACAAAAATATTTTTTGTTTGGTATTCTGCGATGATTTGTTTTGATTTCATTCTCATTTCAATAATTTTCATTTTTAATCACTCCAATTAGGTAATTTACCTACAATATAGTATAGTCTTTATTCCTATATATACTTATTGGTTGAAAATTCTTCTTTTTACTCTCACATCCAAGAAAAGAATCACTATCAGGAGAACCAGAAAGGCGAAATCTGTAAATCAAGTAAAGTTGATTTATTTTTACACCGTCTCTTATTACCGGTGGATTTTTGACGAAAAATGCCGTTTTTTCGGATTCGACAGCAGTTGCCGGAAATGAAGAAATTTTTTACGGGGTCGGGGTCATACGGTTTCAACTTCGGTTCTCCTGATACCGAAAAAAGTTCCACTGGCAATCGAGGTCGGTTGAAGGTTTTTTGAGGGTTTATATAGCAAAATAAAATAGGTAGGTGGTTGATTCGATAGCAGGATACTGTATTGTAAAATTGTAAAATTTTTGAAACAGCGTCTGAATATGAGAAAAATCTATAATATCATTTAGGGGGGACTTTTCTATATTTAATTAATATCTTATAAAATAATAAAATAATACAATAATATAGTATATAGATAACGATTTTCTTTATTGTAAAAAATTGTAAAATTTTATTTTCCTATATAAACTTATATTGAGCAATTATTATAAATCTCACACCTCTATTCCGACTGGAAAAAATCGGCGAAAAAAGGGGTGATTATTGTAAAAATATTGTAAAAAATTGTAAATTTACAATTAAAAATATAATACTGAAAAAAAATCATAAAAAGTAATAAGAAAACATAAAAAAGTAATAACCCATAATCAACACATAATATAATATAACGATAGCAGACAACATAAACATCCAACCAAAACCTATATATACTTATAGTGACTTTATGTAATTGTAGTAAAATTACTACTAATAATTGGAGTGATTAAAAATATGACTGAAATCAAAAATTCCCTTAACCAACCGACACTTACGCCGGAAGAAGTAAAGGAAATGGAAGTCCGAATTAATAAGATGTTCGTAACAGCCGGATGTCCGAATTTAGAAGAAATCCTGAAACATGGAACAGTAAAATTAAACTTCTTTAAGCCGGATGACTGGAACGATGCAATCGCAACATTAACATTTATAGTGCCGGAAGATTTTAAACGGTTGATGAAACAAAAAGACAAGTTATACGACAATGTGGAGTTCTCAACCAGAAAAGTCACAATTAAAGGATTAAAATTTGAAACAATAATGTTTAAGTTTTACGTCAAAGACCTTCATATCAATCAATGTCTCGAAGTTGATGAAGAAAGAGTTAATTTGATTGAAAAGATTAACAAATGTCTCGAATTATCAGCCAAAACAAAATTCGAAGAAGAAGCTCAACTCGCCGCTCAAATGGCACAGAATCTTCTTGCGAAACATGGATTGAAAACAGAAGATTTGAATCTGGAAGGCGAAGTTGAGACCTGCTACTCCGCAATCTATGACTGCGGCGAGGGAAGAGAATGGAAAGTTGCTTTGGCGAATGTGTTGGCGAAGAATTATCGTTGTAAACAATATTCTATCGGAAATTCAATCGCATTTTTTGGATTTGAAACTGATGCGTTGGTGGCAAGAAAGGTTTTCACAAAATTGTTCGCTTTGGGAAACAAATTGGCGGAAAAAGAAAGAGTGAAATACCAAAAAGAACACGGACATGGAAGAAATGTTTACAACTCGTTCGCTTTGGGATTCGTTGCCGGAGTGGAAAAAGTTTTGAATCAAAATTGCGTTGCTCTTCAACTCATTACCCCCCCGAAAGTAAACGAAGAGTTTGACGAAATGTTGAAAGGAATGAAAACTGTTCAGTCAAGAATTAGAGGTGCAAATCTTGGTGCAGTCTATATGTCCGGTGAAGTCGAAGGGTCTGCCGCAATGAGAGGCGGATATTTAGGAAATAAATAATCAATCAGAGTTATGACCGGAAGTTGAAATCCAATTTCCGGTTTTAATAAATTACTTAAATCAACTTGGAGTGAAAAAATATGAAAAATTTAAAATCTGGAATTGCTTACAACCTGCTCGTTAAAACCGAATCTGATATTCTTGCGTTAAAGGAAATCGTTGATTCCGGTGAAAGAACACTTTTCTTAAATCCGATGATGAAGGAAAAGTATGGATTGACGAAAGTTGAAGCAATCAATTTGAAAGACAGCAAAAATCTGGAAGATTTATCAGTCGAATTTATGATGCATATGATTATGACGGACGATGTTCCGGATGCGGCAAAAGAAGCGATGTTGGACTCAAACAAAATCATCGTTTATGAAGTCTTATATGAAGATGCAGAAACGACACAACTGACAGCCGGACATTCCATTTCAATTTCTTTGGATGAAAAAGGGAATGAGTTTGACATCAGCGAACAAAGGCAGAAATGGATTTCTGAAAAATTGAAAACAACAAATATTTTCGGCAATCCGGTAACATCCATCATCCACCATCATGTCAATGATGAAACATCAATTAATTTCTTGGTAAATGAAATCGCTTCCAAGAAAGACAACGAAATCATTTATTTCATGTGCGGTGGAGTTCAAGCCGCCGGATTCGCTCAAATTGAAAGTTTCGGCAACGATAATTGTATTAAACCAATCACAGATTCGGAATGTTTAGCAATAATGAACAAACTGGAAAAGAGTTTCGGCGAAGATTATGAATTTAAGTTCGGCGATAAATTCGGCAAACTTTATTTCTGGTCTCTTGAAAACGGAAGCAATTATGAATACGAAGTTCCGATTCAAGCCGATGTAATTATTGCAAGATGCACAATGCCGCAGTAAACGGTGATTGAAATGGATGAACGAATTGAAAGTTCATCAGTAGAAAACACTCCGACTTATTTTGAGTCGGAGTTGGATTCTATTTATGACGCAATTTTAGAAATATTGGAATCACGAGACGGATATTCGTTTGATTCCGACAACTATGCAATTGATGCGAGCGGATTTGAAGATTTAGTTCTGAAATCCGCTCTTACATTCATGGATTCCGATGAACGAGAATTTATTGAACGCCTTATCCAAGAAAGAGCGAAACACTCTAATGAAGAAGAAGGCTACACTCCCATTTCTGGCAAATGGGAATTAAAAACACTCAATAAATTCATTCGTCACTACCATATCGAATTTGTGAATGAAGTTATTTCCGGTATCGAAGAACACGTCACTGGCTGTATGGCGGACTTAAAATCACTCCAAGATTTCAGAAAGCAAGCCATTGACCCCACCCGAAAATTCGGTATTTGGAAATAACCTTTTAAAAACGACAAAACCGCTTCCGGAAACGCTGTTTAAATCTTTAATCCGGAAGCGGTGTTTCTTATACGGAAATTTAATAAACTTTAATCCGTATATGTTGTTTTCCAGATTAAAATTCGGAGTTTTCATCATGTTTAATAATATTTTCAAAAAAAAGAGTTCGCCGGTAAATGTTTCAACAGATTTAGATTCTCAAATCGTAATGATGGTTAAAGTTTCGGTTCAGAAAGATAATCCGAAATTGTTTCACATAAAAATAGAGGAAGTTGGCGAAGAATTGGAACAAAACGATATTAAAGAAATTCGGTATCGGATTTCCAGATTTTTACAATCCATTGAACGACAACACGAAGAAAGAGTATTGGCAAAGCGTTTACCAGATGAGTGATAAAAATGGACTTAAAAAATCCAAAAATTCAATCTCTTTATAATGGTTTTTTCAAATTAAGTGCGAAAGCATGGCATGCAGAGCAAAAGAAAGTGCCGCTTCAACCACGTTCAGCACCGTTGCTTTATAATGTTGATGAAACTGAAAACTTCATTGCCGGAGAGATTAGAAACGGCATTGTTGTTCTTGATTTCGATAACGAAGAAGAAGGTAAATTCGCAGTCAGTCTTTTGAAATTAATTGTCGAAAAAGAAATGTTCGAAATTGATTTGAAATATAATGTCGTTCAAACTGAAAAAGGATACCACATCTATTTTAAGAATCCTGATTTGATTGAGAACCCAAGAGGAAATATTCCAAAAAAAATACCGCAAGGACATATTTGTGCGTTAGGTTTGGAATGTGAATATAAACTCGGCGGTGAACAAGGCAAAAATCCGGACTATGAGCCGATTCGACTGGATACCATTGACCGCAATTTTCTTGGTGAAATTTATTCGTTTGATGAATTGTCCCCACTTCCGTTTTTCTTCTATTATTTCAAAAAACGAGAATCCATTTTCAAAATGAAGCAAGGAAGCCGGAATCATACGCTTTCTGAGTTTGCTCTTGGACTTCAAAAGTTGATGAATCGAGATGATGTTGAAACAGTTTGTCGAATCATCAATGGAATGATTTTTGAAGAGAAATTATCGAAAAAGGAAATGGATGCGATTCTTCGGGATAAGACATTTGAAAAGGCAACGGTTGCGACTGGCGGTAAAGCGGATAAGTTATAGTTTGTCGAACCGCATTATGGTTTTAAGCACCAAGATGCGGCAGAATGTCTGATTAATGTTTTACACATAAAAAAGATAAACGGAGTTCCGTATGCGTATCAAAATGGCATTTATCGTAATGATAATTTAAAATCTTTAATCATGGATACGATTTTCAATCTCAAACGCAATGAAATAAATGAAATTTTTGATTTCATCTTAACAACCGAAGAAGCGATTCCAAATTTTGATATTCAAGATGCGGAGTTGTATGAATTTATTGGTTTTAGCAATTGCGTTTGGAGTAACCGCACCGGAAAGGTGTATGATTATTCACCGGACAGGATTTGTTTCTTTAAATTACCGATTGATTTCAATCCAAATGCGAAATCGCCGGTATTTGACGAATTTATGAGAGACATCACTTGCAACAACGAAGATTTAGAAAAACTTCTCTATGAAATGATTGGTTTCTGCCTGAATCCAAGAAATGAAAAAGGAAAATCGTTTTTCTTAATCGGCTCTGGTGCAAACGGCAAATCCACTTTCTTAAAAGCAGTGACGAAAGCTTTCGGCGGTAATAATATTGAATCATTGGATTTTGAAGATTTGAATAAGCAATTTTTCACTCATAAATTAATCGGTAAATTAATCAATATCGGCAGTGACATAAATATGCGATATGTGTCCGGTGCAAACCTTTTTAAGAAACTCGTCACTGGCGATTCGGTGACAGTGGATATAAAATTCCAAACACCGATTAAATTTTCAAATTGTGCAAAATTCATCTTCGCCGGAAACCGTCCGCCAAGAACAGACGATACTTCGGATGGTTTTCTTCGAAGAATCATCTTGATACCGTTTATTGCAAAATTCACCTCGACTGATGAAGATGATAAAATGATAGATAAACTGACAACGCACGAATCGTTGGAATATCTAATACAGCAGGCAATAAAAGGATATTGGCGAATGGAAAAATACGGATTCACTATTTCCGAGAGTGTGATTGAGATGAAAAAAGCCTATGAAATCTTGTCAAATCCGGTCGTAGAGTTCCTCAACGGTTATGGCGAAAAGGCTGAATTAAACGAATATTTAAAGTCTGTTACAGCCGCTCATTTTTACAAATATGAGTATTCTATTTGGTGTGACGAAAATGGATATAAACCGTTATCAAGCGGTAACTTTTCCGTTGAAATGGATTTACAGGGATTCGAAAAACGGTATGTTTCAAATTCAACTTCCAAGAAAACAACATGGTCGTTTCAGTTGAAACCCGGCAGGCGGTGATGAAAATGCGAGAGGTGAGAAAAAGAAAACGAAATAAATTAACGAAAATGTATGAAAATGTGAAATGTCCGAATTGCGGCGAATTAAGAGAAGTTGAATTGATTAACTGGGAACGCCGGAAAACGGATTTGTGCCGGAAATGTTATGTTTCAACAAAAATGACTCGACACGGATTGTCGAATCATAAACTCCATAACGTATGGCGAAACATGAAAGACCGCTGTTCAAATCCAAACAGAAATGCGTATCCTGATTACGGCGGCAGAGGTATTTCAGTATGTGAAATCTGGAAATCTGATTTTAAATCTTTTTTTGATTGGGCGATGGAAAACGGATACCAAGAAGGATTAGAATTAGACAGAATCAATAACAACGGAAATTATGAACCTGAAAACTGTCGTTGGATTACTCATGCCGAAAATATGCAAAATCGGGTTCGGTGATGGTTTAACCAAAACCTATATATACTTATAGATACTTTACTATATTGTAGGTAAATTACCTAATTGGAGTGATTTGAAATGATTAAAAAAGCAATAAAATTTGGAGTAATCAAAGACGAAGGTCTTGTAACAATTGAAATTGAATACACCAAAGATGGCGTGTTAAGCATCTGCGGCGACATCGGTGGAAATCATATCGGTCAGATTCAAGATTATTTGAAAAAGAAATATGAATCCGGCGAATTGAGAATTTACCAAAAATTCAGTAAACGAGATTTCGCTTTTCTGATGTATGTCTGGGATAACTACCATCTCAACAATTTGAGAGCCGGAACGGTGAAGCAGACTGAACTCATGAAATATCTTGAACTCCAATCCAAATGCTCTTTTGATTATGAAACCACTTGTAAAATTTTAGAAGAGTTTGGCATTTATGACGATGAAGGTTACAAATATGGTTCGGCTTGGTTGAAAATCGAAGTTCCGGAACATATCATCGCATGGTTAGAAAAATTCATTGAAAGAGTGGGGTGATTTCGATGGTTGATTTGAAATGTCCGCATTGTAAATGCGACACTCTTGAACAAACTAAAAACGCTAAATACGATACCGGCGATGCGGTTCATTACACTTTAAAATTCTGGTGTAGGAATCCAAATTGTCGTGGAACTTTAAACGCAGAAATGGAATGGGAAAAATGATTGAAAAATTCGGTGAAATGGTCGAAGATTTGGTTTCCAAGAGAAACCATTTCCTTGAAAGTGAAGATTACAAAGAATTTCAAAAAGCACAGAAAATCTTCTTGGAAGCACAGCAAAAACTTGAAAATTCGGAAGCGAATCAGATTTTTCGCCGTGCGGAATTAAATGTGCGAATGTGTTGTCCGGCTGATACAAGTATCAAGACAGCAGGTGCAACGGTTTCGTATGTGAAAGGACATGAACGAAGTTCGTGGAACTCAAAAACATTGAAAGAATTGGAACTGAAATATCCAGAAATCAGTGTTGCCAAAGAAACAACTTATATTGAACCAACTTGCCGGATTGCTTATTCCAAAGAAGGTGATTAAAATGCCAAAATTGCTGATAGATGTTGATTTTATCGAAAAGGATGATGGAATCGACAAATTGATAGAAAATAGAATTCGAAATCGCCTTAATAATCTTCCAGATGATTTTGCAGACGAAAGAATTCATGATTTCTTGGAAAAGAAAATTCAGAAAATTGCATGGGTCGGCAATAATAAATTATGCATGAGTCAAAAAAACGGTTCATGCTTGTTGAAAAACATTAAATTGCAGAAATCGGAACAGCCGTTTTCATTAAAAGATTCTCTTTACTGCATGAGTTTCGAATCTAAAAATTGAGGAATTGAAAATGGCATCTGGAATAGTGTCTGTTAGATGTAACAATTCTTTATGTTATCATTTTTCAAAAAATGGATGTAAACATCAAAATGCAAGAGTTGTCCGAGTTGCCCCTTTTGGTTTTTTTAAATTGTGGGTATGTCAAAATTACACGGAATTTAAAAACGAAATTACAAACATAAGATGAGGGATTTATAGTGTCTGATGAATTAGAGATATTTTGTCCGTTTTGTGAAAGTGATTTGACAGAACATCTTAGAAATGTCAATATGAGCAGCAGTGATGAAA